GTTGTATTCCACCAACCCATATCTACGCACCTCCGTACATACATGGCGCTACCTGCACCGGGCATGCCCCGGCCCGTAGGCCGGGGCGCACCCGCTACCTGAGCGTCAGGCCGCTACGACCTTGGCCAACTGCACGCGCTTGGCAGCGAACCGGTTGGTCAGGTTCCACTCGCTGGGCACCAACGCCTCCGCCTTGACGAGCAGGGCCTCTACGCGCTCCGCACCCTCGCCTGCCTTGGCTGCCTTGGTCGCTGCCGCCATCTGGGCGTTGACTCGTCGGTTGATCCGCTGGTTGACAGCCTTGCCGCGCTTGGGCGCCTTGGCAGCCTTGGTCGGAGCCTCGGCAGCCTCGGGGGCAGCCTCGGTGTATGCGGCCACAACCGCAAGGGCAACCGCAGTAGCAATATCAGTAATCTGATCGTTGTTCATGGCGTAGGGGCCTCCCGACCCCGGGTCGCTCCGACCGATCTGGCCGGTTTCGACGACCGAACTATGACGATGCCATCCAGAAAAGTCAACCCCCCCTAACACCCCGGAATCACGGGCGCATAATGCATGTGTTCCCAATGCGTTAGGCCGACCCCCCCCCATTCTCAACCATTCTCACCCCACCGGTTGCCAGAAGTCTCCAGCGGCACGGTTGTAGGCACAGTTCTGCAGGCGCAACTGCAAGCGGCTGGACCATTTGTGCTGGTCAGAGGGCTGCCAACACGCAGGCGCACCCCTGCGTTGGACCACCGCCGGACCGAAGCACGGGGGGGGTAGGGGGGGGCACCGGGCGCGCGGGTGTGTATGTATAGATATCCATTGACAGCGCGATTGGGATATAACTCTGTGGCCTGTACGCGTATAAGGTACTTAGTCGGTACTTAGTATCAATGCCCCCGGCTGGGGGCCGGGGGCATTGTACTTAGTACCACATCCCCCCCTCTAAAAGCGAGGTTCGTCCCACAGTTTCTACAGATACTTCGCATACATAATACAGATGCCCGAATGGGACACCCTTATGTTATGGTAGACCTATGAACCAGCCAAACGTAGAAGTGCAGAAACGCACCATCGCAATGGGCGCAGGCCATTGGATACGACGGTACGCCGTCGTTCAAGATGGCCGGGTCAAAGAACTATTCGTCAACCAAGAGGACGCTGAACGAATGATGGCACTAATCAAACAAAACTGGGCGGAGAAAGAGTAATGCCGCAAAACGGTGGTGGACGAGGCTGGCAATGGGACGAAGAAGCAGGCGAGCAACTCATGCCGCCCCGCTGGCAGGAGTTACTTGACTGGCTTCTGAAAGGCCCAGAGCGCGAACCGCGAACACAACGTGAGTGGGCAGCCGAGAACAAAATCCACGAAGACTCCCTACGACGCATCAAACGCGACCACCGATTCATCAAAGAATGGGACCGGCGTGCAGCAGAACTGAACATCAACCCGGAACGGGTTCAGAGCGTCATAGACTCGCTCTGGCAGAGGGCTTCCGATGGCGATGTGAAGGCGGCTTCTTTGTATTTGCAGTACATTGAGAAGTTTACTCCGCGCAAAAAGATTGTTGTGGATGATGAGCGGGACATTGCGGGCTTTTCAGATGAGCAGTTGGCTTCTGCTTTGGAGGCTGAGGTGCGACATTTGAGGGCGGTGGTAAGTGAGTAGAAATCCTGAGTCCATGAGGGACAGGGCGCTATTGGAAGCATTGTTGAGTGGCGATCTTACCCAGACGGGGCGTGCGCGTGGTGGCGTGCGCACACGCGAGGATGTGGAGGCTTCTGAGGCGTTTGCGGACACGATGAGAACACGGGTTGGTTATGCTTTGGCTGCTTTGGCGAGCCGGGGTATATTGAACCGGGGTTTAGGTAATCAGCGGCCCGGTCGCCTCGTATGGCATCGTGCACGCCCAACTGACGTAGGAACTGGGGTAGGGGCAGCGGGGACTCTGGCATGGCCGGAGTTGCATCATCGCGGGTTGACTCCAAGGCAAGTACTAGAGACTTATATCCGAAGTCTATCGGACACTATACGAAGGTCGCGCCGCTGATGAGTCATATGCCGGGTTTGGTGTTGCATGAGGGGAAGTGGGTGCCGTATTATGTGCGTGAAGAGGCGTTGGGTGAGCATCCTGCGTTGGACCCGTTTTTCGATGAGGAACCTTTGGAGTGCGGGTTGGAAGACCCTGAGGTTTGCGAGTCATGTCAGTGAGGGAGTGGATTCTGTGTGGGATGGTGTGCGCCCTGTTCGCGTGTGTTGCCTTTACGGTTTGGGGTTTGGGTCGGACGTTACAATCGTTGTTCGATTAGATGGGTCGTCTGAGTGAACTTCGGCAGGAAGCGGAGTGGCGACACTGTGTTGCGGATGAGTCGTACTTCTTACGTAAGTATTGGAATATCGCTCATCCTGCTCATGGCCGAATATTATTTGATCTTCGGGGTGCCCAGTCTGAGGCTTTAGAGCGGTGGGCTAATAACCGTTATTCGTTGACGTTGAAGGCCCGTCAGATTGGGTGGACGACGTTGGTTGCTGCCCACCAGTTTTGGTTGGCGTTTTTTCACGATGACCAGAACATCATTGATTTGTCGCGTACAGAGCGGGAGTCTGTGCTGCTTCTGAAGAAGACGAAGTATGGGTTCAAGCATATGCCGGATTGGATGCTGGCGCGTGGCCCGGATTCGATTGTTGAGCATCAGCAAAGGATGGGTTTTAGTAATGGTTCTCAGATTTCTTCGATGCCTTCGGCGTCGGACCCTGCTCGCGGCGAGTCTGCGTCGCTGGTTGTAGTTGATGAGTGGGCATTTTTACCCAACCCAGAGGAAGCGTGGGCATCCATTGAGCCAGTGGCCGATGTCGGAGGCCGAATCATTGGTCTTAGCACGGCGAATGGAAGCGGAAACTTCTTTCATCAACTATGGAATGGTGCGACGACGGGGAACAACCGCTTTGATGCGATGTTTTTTCCGTGGTCTGCGTCGGAGGACCGCGATATTTCGTGGTATGAGTCGAAAAAGGACGCCATGTTGCCGTGGCAGTTGGCTCAGGAGTACCCGACGACCCCTGAGGAGGCGTTTGTAAGGTCTGGGAACCCTGTTTTTGACTTGGATGTGCTGGAAAGGATGTCTATTCATCTGAAAGAGGGCGAACGGGGCTTTTTGCACGAGATTCAGAAGAATGTTTTGGAGTTTCGGTGCTGACGGTATGGGAACGCCCTAAGAGGTGGAGTGGTTACACGTTGGGTGTGGATACGGCGGAGGGTTTGGGGCATGGCGACTACTCGTGCGTGCAGGTTATTGATGTCAAGGAGGGGCGACAGGTCGCTATTTGGCATGGTCGCATCCCGCCGGACGAGTTGGCCTATGAGGTTTACAACCTTGGTGTTTGGTATGGGAATGCCTTGTGTTGTGTGGAGTCGAATAACCACGGTTTGACGACGATTGTGCAGTTGCGCCAGTTGGGGTATCCCAACCTGTTCCGTAAGCGGTCTTTGAACAATGAGACAAACAAGATGACTCAGGAGTTTGGTTGGAAGACGACGCGTACGTCTAAGCCGTTGATGATTGATGATTTGGGTATGGCGTTGAAGAATGAAGAGTTGGTTCTTCATTGTCGTGACACGGTTGGTGAGTTGAGGACGTTTACTCGCAATGAGCGCGGGTCGATGTCTGGGTCGCCCTATGATGATCGGGTGATGGCGTTGGCTCTCGCAAATCAGATGCGCAAGTACGCGTTCATACCGGAGTATGTTCAGAAGGTGGATGACACGTTTACGTTTGATTGGTGGCGTAGGCAGATCCCTACGAACGAACCGGATCAGGGAACTATCGGTTCTAATGTGTTTCGTGGGACAGCCTAAGTCTCTGTGTAGGATAATCAACGAAAGGGAAACCCCTTGAGCAAGCCAAATAAGTACAATGCCTCCGGCATGGGTGCGACGATGAAGTTGAACACGAAGCAGTTGTATAATGGTCCTGCCCGTCCGGGCGGGTCGCAGAAGGCGACTGTCAACTTCACGGGCGACGACAATGCCCATCCCGGTGAGTTGGGTTCTGGTGTGCATGGGCGTGAAACGCCGCTCAACCAGCACGGCAAGACCGGCAAGGTTGAGCCGTCTGCTTCACAGCCTAATGGTGCTGTTCACAGCACTTGATTCTACCACCTGACGCAACTTACGAACAGTTTGAAACGTATGTTACGGACCTGAAGGGTCCGAAGAGTCGTTTGGAACTGGCGGAGTTGTGGGAATGGCGCCAGAAGTTGCTAGGAGTGAGGGTGGTGACTGGACGCACGATGCGTGAGATGCTGCCCCCAGACGAGCAGCATTTGACTTTGCGCGAACGTGAACAAAAGGTCATCGCTGAGGCTCGCGCGGCAGGAATAGAACCTGAGAGGGCACCCGCCTAATGGCGAAATACGATCATTACGAAGAGGTCCATGACCGGTTGGAGATGGCCCGTCGGTGGCGTACCGAAGAAGGGTACGACTCCAAGTGGCATCGACTGATCGACCTGTACCGAGGTAAGACCTATTTTGGGGTTCGTGATCCCGCCGATGGGTCTGATCGCGTATCTGTGAATCTCGCGTTTTCGACGGTGAATGTGATTGAGCCGTCTGTTGCGGTGAATCACCCAAAGATTACGGTTCAGGCTAATCAGGAACAGGATCAGGACCGGGCGATCTTCGTTGAGTCGGTTGTCAACTATTTGTGGCGCCATCACGACTATCAGAAGCCTTTCCGGCGTGCCGTCAAGGACTTCCTGATTCTGGGGCATGCTTGGTTGAAGGTTGGCTGGCGTTTCGTGGAGATGGAACGCGACATGACCAGCGACGAGCGTCAGAATCGTTTGAATCTGGCCCAGTCGGAGGTAGATGAGTTCGCTGCGGTGAACCCGCAGTTGGCTGGGAGCCTGCCATCGTCGCAGGATCTGATTGATTCGGTGCCAGCCACGATGGTGGATGTCGTGGAGGATCAGGCTTTCGTGGAACGTATTTCCCCATTCGACATGATGGTGGATCCCGAAGCGACCTGTCTGGAGGATGCGAAGTGGATCGCCCAGCGCATCGTCCGCCCGTTGGCGGATGTGAAGAAAGACAAGCGGTTCAAGTCGTCGGCCCGTCGAAATCTTACCGCCGACGCAGGTTTGAAGGTGCGGTGGGATAGCGACTACGAACGTGAGCAGTACGCCGAATCCACGGATCGTGTCACGTTGTACGAATACTACGACATCAAGAACGGAACCATTTCTGTTTGTTCCCACGATGGGGAAACATTCCTGTTGGATCCGACCCCGATGCCATACGACTTTGGCATCCCTTTCGTCATGTTGCGAAACTATGACGTTCCCGACCAGTTCTACCCAATGGGAGATTTGGAAGCGATTGAGTCGCTTCAGGAAGAACTGAATAAGACCCGAACGCAGATGGTGAACCATCGTAAGCGTTACGCCCGCAAATACCTTTACCATGAGCGGTCGTTCGGCCCCGAGGGCCGCGAGGCTTTGGAATCAGATATTGATGGCCGGTTTGTGCCGGTTGTGGACGAGAACCGGAACCTTGCCGATGTAGTGACACCGTTGCCTCAGGTGCCTTTGGCCCCAGAGATTTACAACCATTCTTCGATTATCGAAGGTGACATCAATGTTGTAAGCGGCGTTTCCGAATATGCGCGCGGTCAAATGCCGGAGGTTCGCCGCACGGCGACGGAGGCCAGCATCATTGCTGATGCGGGTAACGCCAGAGCATCCGACAAGTTGGCGAAGATCGAACTATTTATCGGCTACGTGGCCCGCAAGATTATCCAGTTGATGCAGCAGTACATGACGCAGGACCAGATGGTTCGCATCACGGGCAAGAACGACCAGAAGTTGTATGTCGCTTACACGCGGGATGACATTCTTGGCGAGTACGACTACTCCGTTGAGGGTGGTTCGACTCAGCCGATGAATGAGACTGCGCGACGACAGCAGGCCATTTCGTTGATGAACGCTGTTGGGCCACTCGTTGGAGTCGTTATCGACCCGACAGAGTTGGCCCGACACGTATTGCAGGAGGGATTCGGAGTGCAGAATCCTGACAAGTTCCTAGTGCAGCAGCAGCCCGCAGCGCCTGAAGGCGCGCCTGCTGGGGCACCACCTCCGGGTCCACCTCCACCGGGAGGAATGGCACCGCCCCCTATGGGCGGTGGTATGGGTCCGGGTCCAGTCCCCGAACAGGTCTTTGAGGCCACCGGGGGCGTACCGCCAGAGTTGTTGTCACAGTTGCAGAACCAGATGGGTCTGGAACTACCCAACTCGTAGCGGGACAGTTATTTCATTATCGTAGGAACACCCGAAAGGATTCCTTATGGCAAACGAAGAGACTTCAACAGGAAACTCATACACCGTCAAAGTTGACGGTCGTGAAGAACGAGTTTCATTGGATGAACTTCAAAACGGGTATCAACGTCAGGCGGATTACACCCGTAAGACGCAGGAGTTGGCATCCGAACGTGAGAGATTGGCTCAAGGAGAGGCAATCGTCCAAGCACTAGAGGCTGACCCGGAAGGAGCGATTACTGCTTTGGCAGGATCATTCGGAGTTGGTGTGGGCAACCACAATACGTCATCCCCTGAACAGGGGGATTACGAGGATGTGGACCCTGATGAAGTTCGCTTGCGGCGCATTGAGTCTTCCATTGAAGAACAAAACCGAGCGTTGAGACAGCAAAACTTGCAGAAGGAAGTGAATACACTCCGCGACAAGTACGACGGTATCGACTTTGACGAGAAGGCGCTGTATGCGCACGCTCTGAAGAACAAGATCAACAACCTTGATGCCGCATTTACCCACATGAACTGGGATCAGATGCAGACGGTAGCCAAGGATGCTGAGATTGTCGAAGAGAAGCGTGCAGCCCAAATCATTGATGGTGTACCCGGTTCCTCAGAAGGAAACGTGGAGCGTGCAGTTCGTGCGGTGGATTCGATTCGTGATGCTTTTTCGCTGGCAAATCAAGAACTATCCGATTCATAACAACTATCAGAAAGGGGTGATTTAGCATGGCCGCAGGAAACGCTGATTTCAATCAGATTCTTAGCACTACGCTAAAGAACTACATCCCGAAGTTGGCGGATAACGTCTTTACTGCCCGACCGCTGTTTTATGCGCTAACCAATGGACAGACATTGCGGCGCATCAGCGGGGGTGCAAAGATTGTTGTTCCGATCATCTACGGGACCAACTCAACCGCCGGTTCTTACGCAGGCGACGACACTATTTCCATTACGGCTCAGTCAGGCATTACGGCTGCTGAGTACGACTGGAAGCAGTACGCCGCTAGCGTAACGATCACCGGTATTGAGGAAGCCAAGAACAACGGTGAAGCAGCGATCATTGACCTTCTCGAAGGC